ATTTTTATATATATTTTCTTTAACCCAATTGTTTTTGCCATATATATTTTAAATTTCCAACTCCCCAAATTTTATGAAATTTACGGTCGAGCATTATTTCAGTTTCAGTTTTATTTTTATCAAAACCTTTTTCAACTAATTTATGTTTCATAAAATTACTTCGATGCATTCTTTTATCATTAGCCCACCAATAATTTATAGCTGTTAATCCTAAATTTTTAAATCCTAACACCTCATATAAGTTGCCATTACTTATATCTAAATTAGCATATGATATTATTTGAATAGGACTATATGTTTTAATAAAATTACTAAATAATTTTGATGCTGATCCTCTAATATTATAATTTATTTTATTACAAAATCTTAATAATTCATATTCATCTTCTTTAGATGTTTGACCTAATATTTTTCTTTTTTTTCCGAACGTCATTAAAGAAAATAATTTATCTTCATAATAAAGTCCTAAACGAATAGATGACATGCAACTTCCTTGAATATGATTTTTATCTAAAAATTGTTTAGATGTAGTATAATCTATATTTCTTATATTACATTTACGAGCATCTCCTTTATTTTTAGTTTTTAATAATGAATTTAGAATAATTGATTTAATAATATCTTGTTTAAAATTCCAGTCATCTTCCCATATTGTTATAAGTTTTATACCTTTATCATTACACATTTTCCATTTATTTTGATGAAAGGTTTTTTCTTTAAATAAACTACTATGCCAATAAAGACCATTAAATTCAATAGCTATTTTTAAATCTGGAATATAAACATCTAATTCTTTACCAAATTTTCTATAATTAGATTTTACAATTCCATTATAATTTTCCTTAACAAAATTTAAAACATCTATTTCTGGTTTACTTGAAAAGAAAAAGTTTTCATGTTTACTACAATATAATTTAAATTTTGGATGTAACTTATATAAATCAACATTATTATTACAATTTTTAACTAAACATTTAGGATTGTTATTATTGTGTTTATATAATAATATTTTTTTAGAAAAAGAAATTTTAGAATTTTCAGAATGTTTATTAATTATTGTAAAAAAATGGGGTAATATTTTCTTAAAAAACTTTTCAGTATAATGATAAGAATTTATAAAATTATGAGTATTTAAAAATTCATTACATAAATCTATATCATCTTGTGATGGTTTATATTTCTCACTTAAATATAAATCTATACATTTAGGGCAATATATTTTATATTTTTCATCTACATTTAAAGATTTTTTTCTACCATAAGATTGTATTTTTTGTAAATTATGTATTTTGCAATTTATTGTGTATTTTGTAGTTGATGGAATTAATTCGTTCGTTTTTAATCTTTCATCATCTTTCCATACACCAAAACATTTCCCATTTTTATCTCTTGCCGTTACTATAAAAGTTTGAGTTTTAACTATATTATTATTATTATTTAAAATTGGATCTTCTTTATATAAATATAAAATTTCTTTAGTTTGTTTATTAACATATTTGTGTTTTTTATTTATCACTTTATTATCCATTTTATTTTTTTAATTATATATTAAAAAACGGATTTGGTTTTCTATAACACACAAAAAAAGGAGTTAAAAATTAAACTCCTTTTTTATAGTTTGTATATAAAAATTAAATAATTGATTCATCCCATGAGTCACATGCAAGAGTAAAGTTTTCAATCTTATATATGTCTTCACTCATAAATCCTAATTCAGGAGCTGGGATTTGGGACATTGGAAATACATTGTATAATTTCCACTGCCAAAAAGGATTTGCTGCTCTATCATACATTGTAATTAACATCCATGGAGCCACATAATCAGCTTTTAAACCAGTTCGTCCAGTTAATGGATCATATACTAAATCACACCATTTTCTTAATGTTTTTAGAACATAAGCACTTGGAGCTCTGTCAAGATTCACTTCAAATGTAATACCAATATCCATAGTAGTTTGATCAGGTTTTGCTCCTGCAAATCTTCTAGTAGCCCACTTATATTGTTGTGCTATAGGAGATGTCGGGAAAGAGTGCGATACTAATCCTGAAATAGTTTGCACATTTTCAAGTATTAAATTAGTATTTTCTGTTGTAGAACCAACTCCAACAGGCGGTGCTAATTGTATTGTAAAAAGATTTAAATATACTGGTTCGTAAAGTTCGGCCGCAGCCCTTGAATTTTTCCAATGAGGTAATCCAAATGAACCTTGACTTTTTGAAAATTCAGCCATAATTTAATTTATATTATTTTTAATTCTTAAGTGTGATTTACTCAAGTTTTTTTTATGCTCTTCAGAAAATTTTCGTCCTTTATGAGCATCACTTATTTTTTTCTTTGTTTCTTCTGTATGTTTTCTACCAATCATATATGATTTATCAACCTTTTTATGTGATTCACTCAAGTTTTTTTTGTGTTCTTCAGAAAATTTTCGTCCTTTATGAATATTACTTATTTTTTTCTTTGTTTCTTCTGTGTGTTTAAATCCTAATACTGAATTTCTAATTTTTTCTTTAGTTTCATCAGATAATTTTTTTCCATAATTAGGATTATTTTCTCCTATTGTTAATTCACTTCGTCTTTCACAAAAATCTTTATTATGTTTTTTTCCTAAATGGGAATTTCTAATTTTTTCTTTAGTTTCATCAGAAACTATCCAACCACTATTTCCACCTCCACCATCTGTTAAGTTATATCCATTAGGCCATTTTGATTGAAATTTCTTTATATAATAAATTTCTCTTTTATTTAACATATATTGATTTTCACAATATTCAACAATTTCCTTAGTAAAATTTATTTTACCATATTTTTTTAATTTGGCTTTTATTAAAATACCAGACCCCATATAAGAATCTGTTTTTTTAGTTGATATATGTTGACCAACATAATACTTATTATGTATATTATCTTTTATTTTATAAATATATTTCATATTTTATTTTATATATTCTTTTTATATGATTTATTTTTTAAACTGCTGTAAAACCACCAGAACTTGTAGTTCCAAGTTTATTTACAGTAATTCTATTAATAATTTTCTCCATTCCTTTATTAATCCATACTCCAATATCGATAATAGCAAAACCTTCATCGATTAATTCAGGAGTATTATTTGTTTCATCCATAACAAGTTCATAGTTATAAAGAGCACCAGCATCTTTTATTGATTCAAGAATAGGAGTAATTGAATTAACAATATTTAATCTTGAAACTGGAGTGTTATAATCAAATACAAAGTTATTAAGAACATCTTCTACTTGAAGTTCAATTGTATTTAATAATTCTCTTACATGTAAGTAATTATAATCATTACTTGTTGTTTGATATGAAGTTCTATTTGAATAAATAAGAACTTGAGCTGTTTGAGGTCTTTCAATAATTGAATTATATCCAAATGGCTCTAAGTAATTTCTATCTGTTTGATCTACATTATATTCAACTCCACCAACTTTAGAATTTGAAATAATACCATTTTGATTTGCAACTATTGCAAAAGGATCTCCACCTAAAAACTTTCTAATAAATGTATTAGAAACATCTGCTGCTGGAGGAACTAAAAATGATTTGTTATTTTCAAAATATCTTAAGTGTGGTCCAAATACACCAGAATAATAAGCTCCATTATCTTCTGTAGGTAATGAGAATCTAAATGTTCTAGGCATATCAGGGTTACCTCCTTGAGGGATCCATTTAGTATCAAAGATTGGTTTTGGATCAGTCCCTGGAATAAATGTATCACTAAAATAAGGATCTTGCGAATTTAAGAATTGTAACATTGATGGTGCACTAATAATAGCAGTTGTTTTACCACGTGCTTTAGCTAATCTTGATAAATAAACTTTACCACCAAGTTCTGGTTTAAGACCATAAGCCATAGTATCAACTACATATCTGTAATTAATCATATTTGGATTAGTTAATCCTCTTAAAATACCTTGATCTTCTAACATACTATAAATTTTTTCTAAACCATCTTCTAAACTTGGTGATCCAGTAGTAGTATATCCTGGTAAATGATTATTAGTAAGTGTTAAACCATCTAAATTTATAAATTTATAATGAGTAGCTATTGATGCATCATCAATAGGTTTTTGTGCAATAACATTTGTCGCAGAACCATATCCATAAATAGGTTCAGCTGTTCCATATTGATATACAGAACCATCATAAACTTTAGATGTAATATAAGTTACACCTGGAGGAACTGTAGTACTTGATGCTTTTTTAACTAATGTTCCAACTGTTAAATAATTTGCTCCAACTGAACTATCAGCATAAAACAATTTACCTGTATCACCAACTTCTGTAATAGTAACGCTATTATGAAAAATTGATGCATCTAATGTACTAATATCATAACTTAAGAATGCTTTTTGTATATATGTAGATGTTGAACCATCATAATTATTAATTAAATTATGTCCAACTAAATCAATATTATAAGTAGCAGTTTCTTGAGATGAACCATCTCCTAATTCCCAGCTTCCATTACTTGAATCCCAAATAAGTTGATCAAGGGCTTCATGATTTACATTTAATAATACACCAGTTAATGGTGAAGATGCATTAACAATATCTTCAATAAATTGGTTAGCACCAGTTTGATCCCTAAATTCAGGTATAATAGTTCCTGTCCAAGATCCAACTAAATTAACTTGTGGAAGATTTATAAAATCAATAAATTTTGTAGGTAAAATACCATTTGAATTAAAATAATCAGTATAGAATGGATCTGTTGAAAGAGCTGAATAATCAGTCCAATTACCTTCCACTGCAATTACTTGTACAAAATAATCTTTTAATAAATCATAAGGGCGTATCCATGGAAATGGAATGTTTGATTCAGACCCATACCAATCTTTAGCATAAATACTAAATCCTTGTAAATTATTCGCTTTACGAACAATAAACGAAATATTTTTAGTTCCTATATTTGCTAATTGGAATAACGGAGCTTCATCATTATTAGAAGCTACATATTTATTCGTAACTACACCTTGTAAATAATCTGAATCTGATTTCCAAAATCTCTCTCTATTAAAGAAATTAATATAAAGATCTTCTTTCATATTAGCAAAATTATCTTCTTGAACTGAAACACTTGAGTCAAGAGATAGTGCAGTAAATCCAACTTGATCTGTATTTATAGAAGTATCTGGACTTTCATTAACATTTAATAAATTTATTGCAAACACTGGGGATTGTAATAAACATGTATCTATCGATCTTTGGAAGAACGAACCTTTTCTTTCTAATTTAAGATCTATATCACCATAAAATTTTTGACGATCACGAGTTGATCTAATAAATACCGGTGTATTAAAAGGACCAATCTTAGAAAAACCTGGCACAAGTCGTAAAGATTGTGTTGTAATGGTAATTCTGTCTGATTGATTTACTTCTATTGTATAAACTCCTGCAGATTGAAATTGAGAAAGGTCTAGTGCAAGCTTAGCCATATTAATGTTGTTTATTTTTTATTATTTATTCATAGTTTAATAAAAATAATTTCTATTTTGTTGATAAAAAGTATTTTTATTATATATCATAATTTTATAAGGTTAATTTTATGATTTTATTTAAATGATTCACTTGGTTTATATTTGTACTTGTTTTCATTACTCATGTCAAATATTTGTTTAATTTGTTCATCTTCATATAATGTTTTAAACATCTCGTCACTAAATTCAACATCATCATCATAAGGTTCTTTTACTATATCCATTGCATATTTTTTTTCTGGTGAATTAGGTAAATCGTCTAAAAAATCATATAACCAATCAGTATAATCTGGTTCTTGAAATATTCTCGATATATTTAAAATTGCCATTACAGTATCATCATGACGAGCAATACCTTTTAATTTTCCATTTTTTCCTCTACCATATGCATTAAATTCACAAAATGTTTCTTCTTCTGTTGGTATAATTGTCTTATTATCAATTAGTTTCTTTGCTAATTTTGCAAAATATTCTTTATCAGATCTAACTTTAAATCCTAATTTTTTGCGAGGAGGTTTTTCACCTGGAACTGGTGCTGTATGATAAGATTTCATTACAATTCCATCAAAAAATTCTTCATGATTTGTAAATTCTTTTAAATATGCTTTACCATTAAAATTCATTTCAACAACAAGTTTACAAAGTTCAGGATTTAATTGATCAAATACTATAGATTTAGTAACTTTAGCTAAAATATCTTCATCTTTTACATTATCTCTATATAATCCAATTTGTTCTATTCTAAATAAATTTTCGATTTGCCATTCATCAGATCTTAATTTCTTTAATTTAGCTAAACTTTTTAATTTTACTTGATGAACGGATGCAATACTATAATCATTATCCTTTTTTTCTTCTGGATCTTTACCTTCTGCTATATCAATAGATATAATAAATCTATCAGTTTTTGGATTTATATCTTTATTAGGATCAAAATCATTACGCCATTTTAAATTTTCGTATAATTCTGAATCTAAATTAGTTTTTTCTAATTCTTGAAAATCATATGAATACATTTGAGATAAACGTTTCATCCATTTTAATTGGCTTCCAGTTAATAAATTATTGGTTTTTATATCAAATTTTAATTCAAACTCTTGGGCAAATTCATCATCACCAAAATCTCGCTTCATATCTTTAGCCCATTCATCATCATGCTCATCTACTTCCCAATAATCAACTCTTTTATTATAAAATGAATTTTGTTTTTTTATTGATTTATCCCATATATCAAAAAATAAATTATCTTGACCATATGGTGTAGAAGAAATAATACATTGTGAAATTTTAGATGAAGATAATGTAGGATAAACAGCTCTCCAAAATTCTCTAGCTATACTTTGTTGAATATGTGCAAACTCATCTATATATAATACATGAATAGCAAAACCAAGTACAGCTGTTTTAGTAGTAGCTTGAGATGTTAACATACATCCATTATCTAACCTCATTCCAGTTTTACCTTGACTCATAATACCAGGTTTTAAAAAGAATGGTAATCCTTGGAAAACTTTTATAACTTTATCGACAATTTCGAAGGCTGTAACTTGTTTATTCGCTAATATTGCAAGGTTACGATCTGTGTGGAAACAAAGATACCAAGCAAAATAAGCTGCAATAGTCGTCGTTTTACCCGTTTGCCGGCTTGCCATTAAAATAAAATTACGAACTTTAGGTCCAAATTCTTCTAATAATTCTAAATAAACTTCTTCTCCTAAAACAGTTAAAATATCCCGTTGGAAATCTCTTAAATCAACTGTTGTTCTACCTTTATCAGTCAAAAATTTGCAATATACCCTAACAAAATGTTCGATATCATCAGAACATCTTATAAATTCCTCTTCTTCTTCTTTAGTTAATTGGAATAATATATTAGGGGCCTTTAAAGTTGGGTTCCTTTCAAAAAAACACCCTAGATTATTATCAATACCTTGTCTTAATTTTAATATTGTTTCATTAACTGTTTCTGTTGTCCATATTATATTTGAACCCATATATTTTTATTCTATTATTTCGGCATCTTCTACTATAGTTTTAGACAATTCTTTTTCTTTTTCAATTTTTATTGTTTTTGTGTGTTTTATTAATTCTTTTGTTCCTAATGCTAAAACTCCTTTTGAATTTTTTGTAAAATTTCCATCAGTAAGTTGCGCTAATTCTTGATTTTGTTCTCTAATATCTTCTTTAAGATCTCTATATGTAATTTTAATAGCTTCCACTGTTTGTAATAATTGTTTATTTAATTCACCTATAGTTTTTGATAATCCTCCAAATACTTCAAACATTCTAGCTGACATTGCCCCTGATCTTACTTCTTCAACAAGAGCTTTTTGCATAGTTTCATTTAATGAAAGTTGATATAGCATGCCAGTTAACGATAATGTATCAATTGACATTTTATTTTTTAAATATGAATTTTCTTTAATAAGCTGATCAGATAACATAAAACCTGTTGCATTTTGTATCATTTTCTTTGCCTTTTTATGACATTTTCTTTGTAATTCTTCAAAATCTACATCAAATGAAGGTTCCATTGCTAATTCAGGATTGTCAAGAGCCTCTTTACCAATAGTTTCAGGACTTTGATTAATCATCTTTTCTAATTCTACTCGATCTGATTTTATAGTCATAATATTTTTATTTGTTTATAAGTAAATGTGTTAGTATATTATTTATCTCGATTTTAGGATAAACAATATACATTATTTGATCGTTTGGTCCAGAATCTGTATATTTACATATCATTTTATGTGTTTTTGATGTATAAAAAATACTTTTCCTATTTGAATAATAATTATTATTATGAAATGAGTTAGTATCTTGGGGATTTGAATCTTGATAATACCATTTATCCGTATTAGATATAAATGCTTTTTTTAATATATTTGATATAGCTGTATTAAATTTTAAAATTTCCATATTTTCTGGTTTAACATTAATATGTGCACATAATGTTTTTAGCATTGTTGCTTCTTTATTGTATATTAATTCAAAATATGATGATAATCTATATGATGGTATTTTTATATCCTTTATATATTCTAAAACATCACTATTTGATTTAGGTTTTAATATATCGTGTATTTTTTTAGCTTTCATATTTTTTATTTTTGTTTAGAAATATAAGGTGCAGAGAATTTTGCATCAGCATTATCCAAAATTAATGCTTGATCAGCATCCTTTGAAAAATATGATAATAATTCTTTTGTTTGTTTTTCTTCTTCTATAGTAGTTTTAAATAATCTAATATTTGTAATATATGCAGGAGAACGATTTAAAGAATATTGATCAATTTGAACGTGTTCTGGAGTAAATCGTAAAGTTTCATAAAAATTAATTTTTAATTTTGAATCACTATCAGTTGGATGTTCTTCCCATACATATGTATTATATTGATTCCAAGTATTTCCTAAGTTTACAACAACTCCATACCATTGATTATCGTTCATTCTGTCATCCATTATTGCAATATGTTCTTGGGCCCCGTATATAACTTTTATATATTGATTTGCAAAAATATCAACAGATATTCCAGTATTTGTGTCATTAGTACCTTTAATCATTGAGATTGGAGGTTTTACTTGCATTTTATAACCTTTTGCATCATACCAATTTGATTTTATAGAAGCTAAATGGTTTACTACTGTTTCATCTATTTGACATGGATAATATGAATAACCAGCTGAAACATCAGTTACAATATTAGCATAAAAATTAAGAGCACCAGGTCTTGAAATAACAAGAGTATCATTTACATTTAAATATTCATTTCCATTTACTTTTACTTTTATTTTATAATTAGAAGTATATAAAGGATCATCATAAGGTGTTATAGATAATATTTCATGTTGTTTTTCAACTGATTGTGGCATTACCCATTCAATAAGTGATCTGTCATAAGTTATTTTAATAACATCTCCTGTTGGATTAATATATTGAACGCCCATAGAATTATCAGTAGTTGCCATATTATAAAAATTTTGAGCTACTATAGTTCCATAAAATTCTATATTATTAGATAAAATTGATAAACTGCTATCTAATATTTTATACTTATCTTCAGATGTTGAATTAAAAGGCGACATTTGTTTATCATCAGTTAGTTTTTCATATTCTGCATTCTGGGCATCTCCAAAAAGTTCTTGTTCACTGGTAGTGTACATATCAATCGTTTCTTGAAGTGCTTCTCCCTCTTTCCTGGATGCCTCAGACATAAATTTTCTAAGGTTTATTACCCATGTAGTTTCTTGTTCCATAAATCCTCTTTTTAAAAATGAAGATTCTACTTGATATAGCTTATTTGGCATTGGTAAATAAACAACATCCTTTTTTTGAGGAGCTGATCCATAACCAGCAATTTCTTCCCAATATTTTTTATCAATATTAATTTCTAAAGGAATTTCATATTCTAAACCCATCAAATCAAATTGATATTTTGAATCAGGAAAATTTCCATCAGGTATAATAACCTTTAAACATAATGGTTCTTCTTCAACACATGATAATGTATATTCCTGAAATATAACATCTTTAGATCTTTGTTGAGGAATTGCACGAAACCATCTAGCATCTATTCCAAACATTTTATTAGCTACATTATTAAATGTATTATAAGTTTGTAATGCAGATAATGCATAATTTGGATTAAATATATTATCAGAATCTTCTGGAATATTAACCTGTAATGCACCGGCATTTTCTACCTGATTTTTAAGATTTCCTCCAGTTATATTTTGATTTTTTTGATCTGTACACTTAGCCATTTAAATATCTTTATTTTATTTATTCATAAATAAAAAAAGGAGTTATAAAATTAACTCCTTACCAATAATGTTTAGGACATTTTTCTTTAAAAACCTTTGTTTTTGCTTGAACAAAACATCCACAAATTTTGCAAATTTTAAATTTATTTTCTAAAAACACACATTTAGAACAAATCTTATATCTATTATTATATAATTCTTTATTAGTTTTTAAAATATTAAAAATATTTAAAATTAAATTAAAAAAACCAATGCATATATTTTTCATTTATTTATTAATTTTGTAAGTTATTACTATAAGATACTTTGTAATTATTTACATTAGTTGCTATGTCAAATAATATGGTTCCTAATGGTGAATCAATTGAAGTTGCATTTATTGAAATGTCAATAACTCCATCAGTATTTGTGTCATATTTTTGAGCATAGAAAGATGCTGCATATCCTGTCAAATCTAATGCTGTTCCGGAAGCATCTACCACTTGACAATATAATGTTTTACTATTACCTTGAAATATTTCAAGTCTATTTACATAAGTACTCATAATTATATTTTTATTTTAAATTTTATTACCTTGAACTCTTCCCAAGTTGCTTCATCTAGGAAGCTGCATTTATATATATTTAGTTTCATATCTTATGGATTATTTCTGTCTACTGTTACACCTTGACTTTCTAAACTTGCAATCGCTGCCAATACCGTTACACCTCCTGTATGAGCTGCATTATTTCCAGCTATATTAAGCGGTGAGTAAAAACCCATTTTTAGAAACAATAGCTTCAATATCTGGTTCGTTAATATCAAACCAAAATTCATCGTAAGTAAACATTATACTATCAACTTCCATTTCTGTTCCAATTACTTTTTTGATGTTGAATCGCATAAGTATTCCGCCTTGG